TCAAGTAGAGTATTTAAAACCTTCATAGATGCATATACTTTACGATAAAAAAGATAACGTTCAACCGGAGTTCCGGCCGCGTTAGTGCTTCTATCATACTTATAGATAGCTATTAAGGTTTTTAAATCGTTTGCGTTCATAACATTAAAATCTCATTGCGACATAAGCATTGAGAATAGTCTCAAATACTTTATTATCGGCGTAACCGTTCCAGTTATAGTCTGATCGTTGATTATCGTATAAATCTGCTATCTTTATGAGTATTGCGTGCTTTATTACACTTGGAGTCTGATCTTCTTCAAAACCAGTATAGAAACTTATAGTTAGAGGATCAGAAGCAATAGATGCTGTCCATTCTATAGTAAAAAAGTCATAGTGGACGGATGTCTGCTTAACAGTTCCTATAGAATCTCCATTTGCGTCGGTAACACTGACAACTGAAAGAAAATTTCCTTCCATTATCTTTATGAAATCATTATCAAAATCATCTATTCGTATAACATTTAAAGTTTTACTTATGGCCTTATTGATGTAATTTTCGGCCATCTGAGTAGCAACTTCTACTAATGTCATAAGATAATCGTCATCATCTACGAAATCGCTATGAAGACGTAGATGTCTTTTAATTTCAGAAAGAGTAACAGGATATAACTCTCGTGTCTTTGTTATCTGATAATCCGGTAATGTGTAAGCAATAATCATCTTAAGATAATAATTTTAAAGAAGTGGAGTTTTTAGGCTCCACTTCCTATCAGTTTTTAGACTACTGAAGCGTCGCTCATAATAGCGAACGCTCTCTTATTGTAGCATCCAGTATCCATAAGCGCTACAGCGGTGATTACAATTTCGCCTTGTTTTGCCTTTGTATAAGGATCTACTATAAGTTCGATTCCACCCCACTGTCCAACTGCTATCTTTGAGAAATCTCCAAAGTAAATTTTGTCAGTGTTAGCTGCAGGAACACCATATGCAGGATATCCATTGACCATATTGTCATTACCCCAGATAGGACCGTTGTCAGTTCCAAGAACTGCGGTCTTCTTAAGGAATGCCTTAACCGAAGGAGTAGTAACATAAGCACCTGCTCCGATATTAAGTCCGCCTATTGAAGCTTCCATTTGTACGAGGTCTGCATAAGTAACAGGACCGCCGCCGAATGCGCTAATCTGAGTAGCTGCATCAGTTTCAAGTGTATCAAATACATCATTGGTAACAGCTTTCCATACACCGTTTACAAGGTTCTGAAGGATGCTTGTATAGATTGCAGGATTGGTTTGTGCAAGAGTTTCTCTTGTAATACCTTGGAATGCAGATACTCTACGAGCTGCAAGCGTAAGGGCATCGTGTGCCATGCTTGAAGTTGAAGCATCACCTGCTTCTGATACGAATTCTGCTGTATCTTCTGCCATTGCAGGAATAACAAAGTTACCTACAAGTCCTGGATAGAAAGTTACTCCAAGTTGACGAAGGAATGCTTCGCCCGGGCTGGTTAATATGTCAACCGAATTAGCAACAGTCTTGTTGATTATTCCGGATTGTGTGCTTGTAAGGATTGGATCTGCTCTGAAAGAGAGAGGAGCCTTTCCGTCGACAGCGTCCTTAAGCCAATCTCTAAATTGGATTGCTAGTGGCTGTTCATCTTTTCTGATTTCTGTGGTTTCTTCCATCTTTTTTACATTAGTTTTGTTTAGTTCATCTTGTCTCTCTAAAAGAGCTATTTCATCATCGATAGCTTTGACGCGGCTATCGTGGCCGTTCCACTCTGATCTCATTTCTTCTGTAAGACTCTCGGTGTTAGCAAGTGTCTCCATTTTAGCTATGATTTCGGAACGTTCTGTTTTAAGATCAATTATCTTTTTCATTTTGTTAAATTTTTTTAAATTTTTAATTTTAGGATTTGTAAATGTCTTCGCATTCTTTCAAGTTCTTCTTTCTGGGAATTTTGTTCTACCTGTTCTTCTTGTTCTTTTGTAATTTGTTCTTGTTTTTCTTCCCATTTAGACATGCAGATAGCGAAGGCTTGTTTATTATCGTCTGTTTCACCAGAATCCATTACATACTTTATACATTTTGAAATGAATTCTTCTTTGTCGTCTCCAGGTTGAGGCTCAAGATTTTCTTCAACTTCTTCCTCATTGTCTCTTGCATATACATCTGTATTTGCATAGGCTCCATCGACTACAACAGAAACATCATAAAGTTTTGTAATTCTGTTAATTGTTCGGATATTATTTCCTTCTTCATCCTTTGTCCAATCGTCGTCGCCTTTTCGAACTATAAAAGCGAAACTACATTCGAAGATGTCTCCTCTAGAAACTAATTCATATACATCATTTCCTAAGGTTGTATTAGGTACTCTTGCACGGAAGCGCAATCCGATCTCATCGGTTGAAAGTTCCAAAGTTCCTGATTTGGTGCGGGCAAGAAATTTATCACGTTCGTGATTAAAAGTCAAGACAACATTCAAATCTTCTCTTTGTAACACTTCATCGAAAGCAGAGCGGCTTATTACTTCGTAAAAAAGTCTATTGTTTTCAAAAATTGGTTTTGATCTTTGATTAAAAATTGATGCGTATCCTTCCAAATATCTTTCGCCATTTTCTTCCAATGCTCTGAAAGATGTTGGTTCTGGTACTACATTTCTAACTATTTTCTTCATTAATAAAGAGTTATTTTTCTATTTATTCTTAATATTTTTTTTGCAATTATCGCCATGCCATCGTCTATAATTACCTTTGTTAAAAGGGCGGTGGCAATGGGGACATACACTTTTATCTATATTTCCAAAAGATTGTGGTGGTCTTTTCCAGCTTCTGTTTTTTATTCTGGCTTCTTCTGACATTTTTGTGCCAGTCTTTGATTTACTTATTTTTTTTCCTATTTCCGGATCTCTTTTTCGGCCTTTTAGTGACAGTGAGATTTTCTGTTTTTGTTCTTCGGGAAGGTGCGTGCCACTTATACTTATTCTTATTTTGTTTTTTGATTCTTCAGACATTTTACGACCTAGATTTGGGGGAGTTTTGTTTATAATATAATTCCCCCCATCCCATGTTTTATTATATCCGCCATGGCTTGTATGTGTCTTTAATGTTCTTACATAAAAACCTTCCCAATAATGACACTCTTGCCAATTGTCAAACGTGCCTAAAATAGTTTTGCAAAAATTTTTTGTGCCGAGTGTTTTTGTGTCTTTGATAAGATCTTTGTCAGAGCCAAAATATTTTTCTAATTTTTCTCCTTCTTTTTTTGTCATGCCTACATATGCCTTCTCAGGTTGTGATATATTCTGGGTGATATAAACCTTGTATGTTGCCATAGTTTATTTTTTATATTAAAGACCTATAATTTTTATTTAGATTGAATGTTATTTAATTGTTAATTAACATTCGAAGATGTTTTCTTGCCTAATTGCTCCATTGGCATATAGTTTGAAGGAACTATATGAACATCTCCTCCTTCATATGTGGCAAATCCTTCTAATTTGGCAACATCGTTTGCCGTAACTACTCCCATACCTTGAAGAGTTTTAAGATTATTGATACGGCTAACTGAATCGACTTCCACAAGAGCATTCCAATTAAATTCAATTGACATCCCGCCTATTCTTTCTGCAGTGGTTAAAAGCTTCGCTTCAAGCTCTTGACGATACATACGTCCTATCGCAGCAAGTGTTGATGCTTTAAAGTCCAAAAGTGTTACTTCTACTGATGCAAATTTGGTTTGCTCCAAAATTCCGCACATATGAGCCGGCACTCCGTAAAGAGCGGCAATCTGTGTGGCATTAAACTTAAGAGTATTGATGAAGTCAACATCGACAATATTCATGCCCATGTCAACAACATCTGTATTTGGTGGAAGTGTGGCGAGAGATCCGGCCTTAGTCGCGCCGGCGTATTTTCGGTTGAATTCCTCCAACGCTTCAATCATTGCCTTCTGATTGGCTCCAGATATTGTACTTTTAAGGGCTTTGGGAACCATAGCGTGATTCTTGTAGAAAGAATCTATTGTTTGAAGGCCTTGATATGAGGAACTTAGATGTTGTCTTAATGCTTCTATTGGATTCATGCCCCATATACCATCTCTTGAAAGGCCTTTGAAATGGAGTATTTCGCTTGCAGATACGATTTCTGTTTCATCTTTGTCATTAATTATGGCGTAATATAGTTCGCCATTTTGTATTTCATAGTGTATGACATTGCTTGGTGGTATAATAACTAGGGAAACTACTTTACCGGATTTATCTCTATAAATTCGTGCAAATGAGTTTCCTCTAATGTTTCTCCAATATTCTAGCGTTGAGAAAAAGGTTTGTTGTGACGTCCAGGAGTTTGGTTGATAATGCAATATAGGATAACGATAATCCTCCTTGTCAACTGTTCTTCCTTCACCTTCATCTGAATATATGTTAAGCGGCATTCTTGATAATGTTGATGCCAAGGTGTTTATACAGGTATAAACTACAGATATTTTATCTGCGTTTGATAAATCAAAGGGAGCCGAAGTGGCGCCTGTTATAGAAGGAATAACGATATCTCTAAAGTCATCGTATGTTCCATTCCATAATGATTTGATTCCAGAAACGAAATTATTGAATGCCATGAATGGGATATTATTTTATTATATATTTATTACTTTAAATAGAGGTGTCTCGATAAGCATCTATATATTGTTGAATACCTAAAAGTTCTTCTCCAAACTGTCCTATTAGCCATCCTCCTACTGCCATTGCCAATGCTACGCATCCATCTACGCTATCATTTTGTTTATTTTTAACAATTTTAATATTCGCATTACCGTCTACATACAATACAATGTTTGAAAAGTTCCATAAAAGAACCGGATTTTTCATTTTTATTTGCTTATTGTATATCATTTCCTCTAACATTTTAAGAGGTGCATTAAATCTGGAAGCAGATTGTTGGAACTTTTCACAATTTAGTCCATATTCTTTTAATCTTGAAACCAATACGGGTGAATTATATGGGTCATATTGAATAGAAACTATGTTAAAACGAGTGGATAATTCTATTATTTTTTCATATATGAGGTCTAAATCAATTGTTTTAGAGTTGCATTTCGTTACATATCCATCAAATATGTAGTTTGAAAGATCCTTTCCGGATTTACGTATGGTATTTCCTGGCATATTTGCCATCCAAAAGTATGGAATTACATATGATTCTTCTTTGCCTG